ACCACTTCATTATTCACCACACTCTTTAGTTCGCTGATTTGCTTTCTAACTTCAGGAACTTCGGCATTGATATATTGGCGAAGAGAGTTGGTATTGCTGATGTTGTTGATATATTCGCGAATAAGAATCTTTTGCTTTTCATCCAATCCTTTGTATTTTTCATTGAACGAATCAACCAGCAACTTATAAGCAAGCAAACGAACATCTTCATTTTGCTGTTGATATACCTTGACCAGGTCTTTCTTTTCTTCTTCAGATATTACTCTTGTTGGCGTCTTGGAAGCAACAATGCTTTCAACAATACAACTTCTTGCCTTGAACATTTCACGAGGATCGCTTTCAACTTCATTGACAGTATCCTCAAAAACCTTGTATATACTGGCAAGCAACTTGTAGTTTGATATACTACCCTTCAAAAAATCATCAAGTGGATAATGTTGCTTGATTTCTTTGATAAGTTCATACTTCTGAAGATTCAATGAACGCTCATTCAACTTCTTTCGGGTACGCAATACAGTATCTAATAATCTATCAGCAGAAACTTGGTCTTTTGTTTTTTCTTCAAGTATTACTCTATACAACGCATTCTCTCTTCCTAGTTCTGTATTTTCCGAAAAATACTTACGTAGCATATTGTTCGCTTTTGAGTCATCTTTTCCATTTAGTATATCGGCGGTGACTTGACGAACAAGTAGTTCAAATAATATACCCGCATTTTTATACTTGGAGTGTTTCAGCTTCTTCATATATTTTTATTATTTATAAATATGTTATTGTGTGATAAAAACTCCATTTTTACTGCTGTTTGTCTTCTTCTATCAGGTTTGATTCATCTAATATAGATTTTTTTTCAGTTATAACCTGTTTGTGCTTATTATTATATCTTGCTTTTAGGGCAGTTTTTATATTCTTTAGATCTTCGTCCATTGATAATGCTCCGCCTCTATATATATGGCGGGTTGAACGTTCTGTTTTTGACTTTTCTTTATTTTCCTTGTTGCCAAGGGGGTCTTCACCAAAGTTCTTGGTATGTGATGATGTATATTTTTCCTTGTTTCCTGTTTGGTCTCTATTTCCACGTTCGCGGTCTTTGCGTGTTTCTTCTTCGAGTGGTGGTAATCCACCTTCGTCGCCACCACCTCCACCGCCTGCTTCTTCGCCTCCTCCACCACCAAGGTCGCCACCACCCCCGCCACCACCAAGGTCTTCTGGCCCTTTATCACCCATTTTTTGATTGCTTGTGGCAGGATCGTTTCCTTCAGACGTAATCTGTTCCATACGCCACGCTTGCTTTTTGTCTTTGATTACGTCTGCTTGAACGTCTTCAACTTCATCTTCAGACAAGTTGAATACTTGATTATATATCCACTTCTTGCTGAACATAGTGCTTTCCATCATATCCGAAGCAAGGCTTATCTTGTTAGACCAGATTTCCAACTTTTCTTGTTCAAAGATGGTGCTTGGGTTGCTTAGTTCAAGTTCAAAATCAACAAGTGTAGCGTCTTGATAACCCTGAACATACAAATGAACTACGGCAATCTTGGTTAGTTCGGATATGATAATACGCTGTATTCTGCCTATTGTTCTAGCAAATCTAACATCTTCAGCGGCAAGAGTTGCCTTACCAGACAATCCTTCTTCATATCCAAGAAATGCCTTTGGAATCTTGAGTGCCGCCATCATCTTATTACGAATATATTCCAAGTCATCAATGCCTGTGAAATCCATTCCGGGCAATGTATCTATGTTTGTGCCACTATCGCTGCCACGAACTGGTAGATAAAAATCTTCAACCATATTATTCAAATTGAAGCGTAGGTTATAATCACCTGTGCGTTCGTCGATATATGGAACCTTCTTTACTTGACTGATAATCTTCTGCATGGCCGCATCAATATCGGCAGGAGGAATATTTCCTACATCAACCTTGAATATACGCTTTTCAGGAGCACGCATGATACGATGGATAAGCATTGCGTCTTCCATCAAACTTAGTTGCTTCCATACACGGCGTGCCGGTTCAATCATCGACTTACCATATGGCAAAAAGTTGCTGTCGCTCAATAAACGAAAATGTGCGATTTCAAAGTTTTCATATTCCATACCACCGCCCATACCATCGTGCTGATACTTTACATAGTTGATATTCTGCGGGTCGCTGCCTTCTATACGAGTGATTTCATATGGGCTGATTGGATGAACAAGAAACACGCCATATTCCGGAGATATTTCCATACGTAGGAAAAAGTCGCCATACTTACACATATTGCGTGTCCAACTCCACATATTAAACTCAACGTTCAAGATATCATAGAAAAGATTTTCCAGAATCTTTTTTACGTTTTCATTTTTGCTGCGTATGGTCAATACTCTACCAAACTCGCTTGGCACAAGACATTCATCGCTGTATATGTCCAACGCACTTGCGATAATAGGATCCATATCCATAACGTCATAATCTCTAAACAACTCAAGACGGCTTGCTTGATAAGCCATACTCATGTCACGATTATGTAAGTTGAATGTGCTGCTGCGTAGACGATTGAAACGGTCTCTTAGGCTATTTCTGTCTGTAGCATATTGTATTTCATCTGTGTCAACAATCTTTAGTTTTTTGCCGCCCACATTACGAACGATAACGTCCGTAGAAAACATTTTCTTTAGTCTGCTAAATAAGTCTTTTGTTTCTGCCATAGTGTGTATATATATGAGCGCCTAAAGTATAAATATATACCTATGGCATTTTTATAAAATATATTATCGTAGCAGCCAAGTTAGGTCTTCTGGCTTGGCACCGTGCATACTAGGTCCACCAACGTGCATTTGCCACGGGTTGTTATATACGCCGAATGGATTTACATTTTTTCCACCATTCAGCGTCTTCATATTGTTTATCATTTGTTCTGGCGATGCTGCTCCTATTCTGTCTATTATTGTGCGTGTAACACTATCTGCTTCTTTTCTAAGCCGCAATGCTACATCTCTTATCCATAAAGATATACCCATTGCCATAACAAGGTCGTCATTATATCCATCCATTGCTTCTGCTTTCGCAGATACTGCTCCGCTTTTCCATATAAAAACTTGTAGTTCTTCTATAAGCCGCTTGCTGTGTATAATAACTTCTTTGTTTCTGAAATAACTTTCTAATTTTGATATTAGCAGCGGGCGAGATTTATGCGATGTAGTAAAGCCGGGTGTCATCTTACGTTCTTCTCTGTTCAACTTGTTGGTCATTTGATTTTCTACATCAACATATTGTAGGTCAGCGGAACTATAGAAAAGATTTGGATAGTTGGCATCAAGTACTTCTTGTATTACTGCCCAACCAACATTAGCATTTTCCACAACAAGCAATGCGTTATTATATTCTGTTGCCATTGTCATCAGTGCTCGTGCATATTCCTTGGTTGGCAACTTACCTTTATATTCAGCAACCTGCTCCATTGTTTCTATATCAAGTATTTGAGCGGCACTATAGTCGCTGGCATCGCCACGAGCAACGTCAGCAGACACCATATATGATTTACCTGCTTCTGGATACTTGAATATCCAATAACCTTTGTCTATTCCGCGTTTTTCCAACGGCTCACATACATGCGTTTTTTCATACCATTGTAGCGTTGGAATATCTATGACGGTATTGCCAGACGTGCTAAACTCACAATCACATTCTTGAGCCGCCCCTCTTTCACCAGACAGTTTTGTTTGCTCATCTCTCCATTTTTGGTCTCGTTCTGGATGTAGATGCCAAGGCAAACTGATGCGGTTCATGTTGTTCTGACCTGCTTCAGATTCTGTCCACATCTTATGGAACCAGTTGCCTACGCCGTTTGGTGTAGATAGTATGATTGCCTTACCACCGGTAGATAGTGTGTATTGAGCAGACAACCATATTTCTTCAATATTATCAATGAACGCCGCTTCGTCCACTACGAGCAATGACAACGCACTTGAACGACCAGATGTGCCCGCACTGCTTGCTGCCTTGATTTCAGAGCCGTTTCTTAGTTTCAATGACAATCTATTGTCTTCTACCGCAGGCACTTTTAGCCAACTTGGTAGATTATCATTGGCAAATCTAACTTTTGTAACAATCGCCTTGGATGTTTCTTGTGTAATACTCAAGCACAAAATCTGCTTGTCGGTATGAAACGTCATTAGCCAAATCGCATAACCAGATACAAGAGTTGTAATACCCATCTGGCGACTCTTCAATATGATATTCTGGTCGTTCTTTACAAAATCTTCCAACGCATTATCTTGAAACGGGTATGTAAGAAATGGCAATGTGCCCCGTGTAGGATGTTGTATCTTTACATACTTCTTCATGAAATACACAGGGTCTTTTAGACACTTGGCGTATTCCAACTTTATAACATCTTTTAGATTTTGCGTTGCTGCCATATTTTAGATATGTTTGTATCTGTTGTATAATGGCGAAGTATGGTTGATATACACAATGTCTGGTATTTGGTCATTAACATATTTACGAAACATCTTGGCAGAAATATCCAATACTTTACCTTCGTGCTCTAGCCAATCGTGCGGCACTTCATATTCATCATCATAATGTGTAATAAACTTGCCCGCATATGGACCATCGAGCAAAAACAAGCCTTCAACTTTTCTACTTTTTATACCATACTTGGACAGTTCTTTACACAGTTCATTGGTCATAGGAGCACAATATCCTTGTGGATTGCTTGGATATTTGCCCTGTATTCTCATACATAAAGCAGATATAAGGTCATTTTGTGATATAGCACCGGCTAAGTCCATATCTAATATATATACGAAAGTTATATTATTTTATTTATAACATCTATAACATTTTGCGGATATATCTTCTTGGTACATTCAAAATCCTTGTTTCTTGGGCACCACATCCAATCGCCTTTATCAAATTTACAACTAATATCGTTCCAACAGCCGTTGCATACATTTTTGTTAATTACTCTATATGGCGTTTCAAATTCGTTGAATTCTTCTGTAAATCCACTAATAAGTATAACTGGCTTATTTACTCCCCAAGCAAGCCAACTTAGTCCAGAACTCAATCCGATGCAGAATTCGGCGTTGTGTATTTGCTGCATTCTTACTTCAAGACTATAATCGCCGGTCTTATCTATTGCACCGGATGGTATATAATTCATTTTTGTTTTTGTTCCAAAAGAACTATATCTGTCTATGCACCATACTTCATATCCCTTTTTGTTCAAGTAATTTATTACAGTTTTCCATCCGTCTTCATTATTCCAATATTTTGACTGAGCAGTACTCTGTGTAAATATACATACATATTTTTTGTTTGGTGGAGAAGGCTTATCATACTGTAGTATTGGTTTAAACTCCTTGTTTCCAAGTCCAAGTATTTGTGATGCTATATGTGGAAGAGATAATCTCTTTGGATTCGTAATTATCCTGTCTTTCCACTCCTCAAAATATCCTATGTTATATGTTGCATAAAACGCATCATCGCTTGGGTTTTTATCCAAGAAGTTGATATTTGGATAAGACTTTTGAAACAATTCTCGCATCGGTTTAGAGAATACTACACAGTGCATTTTACATTTATGCTGCTTTCTAAACTCTTCAACAGAGCCAATAAACGCAATAAGATCTCCTATACTTTCTGTATCAAGTATAACTTTTACGTCTTTACCTTCCGCGTTATATACGTGGGTGTGTATTAGTCTTTCCCAATTATCTCCTATCATCTCATATACCTCAATTCTCCAGTTACAGAAATATTTTATGCTGCTTGTAGCCCACATATTATTTCCGATGATTGTTTCATATGCTGCTTGATTTTTATCAGCATCGATAAACTTTATCTTATGCTTTTTATTGACCGGTCCAAGTACTTCTACCTTCGGTCCTTGTGGGAAATTGATCAAAATATTATTTTTTGCTTCCTTGACTGCTTTTTTACAATTTGAATAACACTCAATAAGTTTATTTCCAAAAATACGTTCTCTATATTCACTGTATAACCCAACCAACTCGTGCACTCTATTTTTATATGAGTTTGATTTTGCGTTGGCTAATGCGGCTGCTCTAAATTTATCATAGTTTTCGTCAACTTTCTTTATTGCCGCGATTGCTTCGTCCAAATCTCGTTTGCACACTGCCATACCATTGTATGTATCTTCTTCAAATGTGCCTATAACCGGCAAACCGCTCGCCATAGCTTCAAGTAATGTAAGATTAGGATGTCCAGCCTCAAGCTCCGAAAAATGAAGAAACGCATCATTTTCATTATACAAGTGAGTGAGCCACTTTTCATCAAGGTCATATAACTTCGTAAGACCGGAATAACTGTTTAGTTCTGGGTCAAGCGTCTTGAAGAAATTGTCATTGTTTCTTGGCCCTGCAATAGTAATTGGCAATCCAAGAGTCTTAGCCGCCTGTATTGCAATCTTGAATCCTTTTCTATCTATGCTTTGGTCGTATGCATATCCGTTATTTGCCACACAAAGCAACTTCAAGTTTTTGTGTCGTTGGCGATTATTGAAAGAGAAGATGTCTGTATTTACCGCGTGACTAAAGTATCTAAGTTTCTTACTACCAAAGTATGGTACAAGATATTTGCACGGAGAAAGTGAAAACACGCTGTTGTCAATCGCTTTTAGGTTTTCTTTGAACAATTCCGAATCTTTGCCATACAAATATGCGTGATGGTCATGAATGGTAAAAATATATGGTATTCCTCGCTCGTGTAATATATTTGCTAAATTTGCTACGTGTACGTGAACTATACAACTATCATCGTATTTAACTTCGTCGGTATATCTGATTTCGCTGCGAAGACCAATATTCAGCATTTCTTGATGATAGTCCCATATAATTTTTTCAATTGCTCCCCAACCGTTCGGTGGAATCGGAAGAATGCCGGGATTGATGTTTATGATTTTCATAACCTTTATACGTAATTAAATATTTAATAGATATTTCAGTGTTGGGTCGATATCGTCCGAACTTTTAAACCCGTGATACAGCAACACATTATCCGGATCTTCCACGTATTGCCAATTTTGCCCAAAAGCATCCACATTACCTTCTATATGTGCATTTTTTGCTCTTCTTTCTTCAACCAACTTGACAGTATCCAATAAATGGGTATTTACAAAAGAGAACCCTAAATTTTTTGTTGCATTTCTTTTCCACAAGCAAACATTGAACGCAGTCTCGTCCGCATATGGAAAGAAGTGCTTTCGTCTTTGCATCAAATACTGATTTTGACACATAGACGCATACTCTTCAAAAAAGTCCTTACAATCTGGATTGAATGTGTAAAAACAAGACCAGCAGTATCTCATGCTTCTTTCCGTTACTCCAAAGTACTTCATTGTTTTGCTTTCGTCGTATATTATACGAGTACCATTAACTTCTTCCCAAATGAATGGAAATTCGTGCGGACCAAAACTTGCCATAGGATATGGTGTGTTATATCTATGATCGGCGAAATTGAAGTTGCGAGAAAACAATACATCTGTATCCGTAAAAAAATAATAATCGTTAGGATATAGCTGCATTGTCAACAACGACAACTCAGATTTATAATAATGAAAAGTTGAAAAATATGCTTTTGGTTCAATTCTTATTTTTCTCAAATTCTTGAATTCAAACGCACTATCAAATCCTATAGTGTAGTACAAAACGACAACATCGTCAGTTATTTTGTGAGTTAATGATTTAATGCACGATACTGCCTGATACTCGCAGTTTTTATCACTGTATAGAAAGATGACCATGATATTTAAAAAGGTTTAAATGTATACCACTGTTTCCAATAAGGCTCGTTTGTGGTTTCATATAATTTTAAATTGTTTTTAGCTGTGAACTCGTTTACCGCTTTTCTTACACCAAACTTTCCTGCATACTTTGGCGATTGTCCTTCAATTGTAAGCCATATATCTCCGTCTTGTGGAATATAATCATCTCCGCAAAATAGCCCGCCCCTTTTTACTTTTGGCCACCACGCTTTCAAGTCTCGCACGACTCCATCATACGAATGGTCCGCGTCAATATAAACAAAGTCGAAAAACTCGTCTGGAAATAAATTTGCAGCCAACGCACTATCCATTCGAATCATGTGTGCTCTATTCTGCCAAGGCTTTATGTTTTCACAAGTTTTTACAATACAATCGTAATGATATTTATCATCTTGGCCATTCATATCAACATATTCACTCAAATGTCGCCAAGTGTCTATCAGATACATTTGACCGTGTTTCCAACGCTCTAATATAATTTTTGAATAATCTCCTCGCAACACACCGATTTCTACACCAGTTCCATCGGGAAATAATTTATTTACAAGAACGGCAATGTCTCTTTTGTCTGGACATTTGTTTATATCCAAAAAAGAAACCATGGACTCATTTCTTTTATCTGCTACGTTGGAATTTTTTGTAGCATATATGAATCCGCCCGCAGGATGCATATTTTTTATAGAAACACTAAATCCTAGCGACTTCAACTTATTTATTATTTGCATCGCATCTTTTTCATATGTCCTCCCTCCCAGCGTATGATATTCCATCAAAATATTGTCTATGATGCCAATATCAGAATCATCCAACGAAGAAAATAGAGGATATTCCCCCGATTCAATATCCACTTTCATCAAATCGACCTTTTTTATACCATATTGATTGATAAATGTTTTGAACTT